AAAATCAGAGATATTACGTTTGGCAGATATGATTGAAGGACCTGGCGATGCTATCGTTTTGGTACCCATGATAAAGGGTTTATTAGATTCTAGCCTTAAGAACGATGAAGTTTTAATGAAAATTCTTAGCGCTTTTCAAAAGTCTGCAGATGCCAAAGACAAGTCGGTTGAAGATGGAGGTCTTTTAACAGAGAAAGACATTGAGCAGTTAATGAGCGACGTTACTTCAATATCTCAAAAACAAATAGCTAAAGCATAATGGCTTGGGGTCAACAATTTAAAGCCGAAAAAAGCGGCAAATTCGGTCAATACTTCTTAGTAGCAAGGGTCAAATCTATAGTTTTAGGCCCTTATATTAGATCTTTGCAAGTAATCGAAGGACCTGATGGTATACCAAACGTTAAAGAGACTTTAATTCCCGATACAGACTTCACTAGTTGGAAAGACATAGGTAAGATAAGATACGAAATTATGTATTCCAATCTATCGCAATCAAAACTTAAAGCAGTATCAGAACCAGCTTTCCCAATATTTAGCTTCATAAAACAATACCCATTAGCAGGAGAAATTGTATTAATTTTAAGTGGACCATCTACTGGATTAAACGATGATTTTAATGCTAAGTCGTTATTTTATTTTCCGCCCTATTCTTTGTGGAACGCTACTAATCACAATGCATTTCCAAATATGGAAGAGTATGCTAAGTATGTAGCTAAATATTCTTCACAACCTGGCTTCAATGGCAAGACTCAATCCACTAATTTAAGACTTCCATTGGGAAATACTTTTATTGAGAGGGATGATATTAGAAACTTGCGCCCATTCGAAGGAGATATAATACTAGAATCTAGATTTGGACAATCAATAAGATTTGGAAGTACCGTAAAAGGCATGAGAAGTCTAAATCATTGGTCCAATGTTGGTAATTCTGGGGATCCGATAACAATAATAAGAAACGGACAAGGCATTCCATTCGATGCAGATTCTTTTTCTACTACAGTTGAAGATATTAATTCTGATAAATCTTCAATATACTTAACGGCTGGTCAAGAAGTAGTTTTAGAAGACATATCTAACTTTCCTTTTGCTTCTTATGGTAGAGGAATAGATCCTCAAAACCAAAATATATTAGAAATAGAATTGATGCCTACTACTAACGATGCAGTATCAGCAGCAACTCAAGACGCAAATAACTGGGCATAATGTATACACCTAAATTTCCATATAAAGGTAATCAAATTATAATCACAAGTGGTAGGGTGGTAATTCATTCTAAAGAAGACGCTGTGTTTATATTCGGAAAACAAAATATAGGATTATCTTCTATAGGTGAAATTCATTTGGACGCATTTGGAGCAGTTTCAATAGATTCTCCAAGAATTATACTAGGTCATCCTAATATGCCAGGTTCGACTAGCGGATTAGAACCAGTTATGCTAGGGTACAAAACAAACCAAATATTAATAAGAATTTCTGAAGCTCTTATGGAAGTAGGAAAACAATTAGGTCGTGTTTCTCATAGTAACTTACCGGCATCCATGCAGGCATTGGCCTCTGTTGGAGACTTATTAGAAAAATCTGCGACAGCGGTTAACAACGAAGTTACAAATCAAGGAGATCATAATAATGCATTCAATCTTTCAAAAACTACATTCACTAAGTAATGCCATCACTTCCATCAGCTCCACAGACTTTTCCAGCCACAAAAGCGGTTACAAATATTGAACCTGCTAGTGCTTATGGCCGTCTTACAGCTGAGAATCAGAAAAAAATTGGCCAATTAGCAGTTTCTAGAGAAAACACAAATGCTTTATCAAAAGGCGGAAATGCTATATTAAACATAGACGAAAATACTGCAGAGCCAGGTATAGAAAAGGGAATTATAATTGCGGCTAAAACTATTACTAAAATACAAACTAAGATAGACGATCTATGCTATGGAACTTTTGAAAAACAAGCAGCGGGAGGAAGTGGAGAAGAAGGATTTGGAGCATCTATACAAGACGCATTGGACAAGGGATTATTTGGAGTTCTTGATTTTATTGCTTCAGTTGATTTATGTAATATAATACAATATGCATTAAATCAAATTCCCGCGACAGACAAATTTGATCCTAAAAAAGCTCCCAAAACTACAGATGTATTAGCACTTAGAGTTTGGCAAATAAAATATAAAGCGTATCAAGTTCAAACATTTATTGACGATTATTATACAACATACGGAGACGCTAAAACAGGGAAAAGTAAAAATGCTATATTTCAATTAGTAAGAAGAATAAACAATGTACTAAAAGAATTATTGGGACAGTCTGTAGAAGAGCCGTTGCCTCCAGAAGTAAGCATTGAAAACGATGTTTTAGATCCTAATAAAAATCTTACTGAGGAACAAAAGAAAACTAAAGATTCTTTGGATTTTAAAACTGAACTCATTAGTGTATCTTTAACAGATCCTGAAATATTAGCAGCATTTCCGGAATTAAATATAATAAATAACTATTTAACTAATGCTTTTTCTATATTCAATAGATACACCGATATTAGAAACTTTTCCGATTCTGATGTTCAGAAGGCGATAAAAACAATAGACGATATAAGAACAGTTTGTATAAGTGTTCAAAATCTTTCTAGTGTAGCCAGCGCTATAAATTTAGCAGACAGATTTTTAGACGGGGCAATTGGAGATGCGGTTAAAGCAATATCAAAATTAATACAACCAAAATTTTTAATTCCACTGTGTAATGGACTTATTAAGTTATGTCAAACCATAATAAGCATAATATCTCCAATACTTAGATTTATTTCTTTTGGAAGTATGTTAATTAAACTGTTCTTGCTTTTAGTAAAGATATTTTGGATATTAAGAAAATTTTTCTTGGCTCTTCCTATTCCTACAATGTTTGCTACAGTTGGAATAACAAACTTATCATCAGATGTTGTCCAATCGACTATTAAAGAGTACGGATTCTTAATGTTCTTGAATAGATTAAAACAAATAAACGAATTTTTAGGAGTTATAATTAGATTCTTAAACAGCTTAGTTTCAAAATTATACGAATTAATTAATAAGTTAACTGTAATAATTTATAACTTAGAAGCTTGTAGCGCAGATAATACCACTAATCAAATACTAAACAATCCAAGTAAATTACAAGCCGATTTAAATGCTTATGGATTGGATCAAACGGCTAACGCTGGAAATATTACTAACGTTCCTAGAGGAGGTGGCGCTGGAACAGGCGCGGGCGCCAACAATGGTGGCACTGGTCTTAATAATTCTGGAAATGCTAGCGGATTACAAAATAAAAGAGGAATTGGGAATGAAACTACTAATAATATACTCACAGGCGCCAATGGTTTAAACTTAGACGCTAATGGAAATGGATTTGGAGTTGTAAAAGTAGACAGTCAAAACGATCCAAATGCGGGAAGTGGAAATGGAGCTTACGTAGATCCTAAATTAATTCAAGATTTTAAAGATGTTAGAGACGCTTTACAATTTAGAGCTGACGAACTACTAGCGTTCCTTACTAATTATTTCAATAAAAAGAACGCAAAGAACAATACATTTGGTCCTTACACTATAGAAATTCTTACCGAAGAGGTTACTAATTCTGAATTGAAAATAAGAAGAAGATTCGGTATAGCTATAGACGCTCAAGGAGTTACGGCATTACAAACAGATCCAACTTATGCTTCAGACGATAGAATTATAATAAATGAAGTAAAAGCAAGACTACTATCAAGTGGATTGGTAAACGCTAATTCATTGGGATACAGTCAAAAAGCAGATCTATTAAATAAAGGTATAGGCGGTAACGATCCGGCTCTTACTGGTCTTGGACCTCTTGATAATTCTGCAAAGGGTACATTGAATTCAGACGGAACTTCTGCAAATGGAGTCGGTAGCAACGCTTTAGCAAATGCGCAAAAGCCTTTAAATTATAATAGTAATACTTACTCTGATTTAGGTAAAGCTTCAGGAGCAGCCAATAACGGATTGAGCGGCGGATTGGGTGGAGCTTTTGGAGGAACTGGAACCGGTGTAGGCGGAATTGATTCAGGATTGTCAGGATTAACCAACTCAGGAGATAATTTTGGAGCTAGCGGCCTCGATCTTACTGCACAAGACAATTTACAAGCTCAAGGATCTTTGTCCGCAAATAAAGCAATGGATCCAGGTACAATTAACATTGGATTTTCAGGATTCAGACCTGGTGATATCGCTGTTATGGAAGAATCAATGAACTTCTTAATGGACGATGACATATCAATAGACGGTGTAGAATTTATAGACTTTAACGATGGTTTAGACGATCCAGAAAGCGAAGATAGCGAAACAGAGGAAGGCGGAGGAGCATCAGGATTGGGTCTTAATGGATTCGTTAATAGTATCAAAGGTGGTAGACGACTAAGAAGAAGAATGAGAAAGGCAATGGCAGGAGCACAAACACAATTATCTCAAAATCTTAAAGAATCAGATCCAAATGGTTCTAGAACTGGTAAATTCCAAAATAAGTTAGCCATAGATTCTTCAGTTAAAACCAGAGAGAATAAGATGAGTCCAATAAAAGAACAAATTCAAGGTTGGCAAAAAGAAGCGGCTGCTGCTTTATTATTGGGTGTTCTTGGAGCGCCTATTATAGTGGATAGAAAAAAGAAAATAAAAGCTGCTCAAACAGAATTAGATAATTTACAAAAAGAGATAGACGAACTAAAAGCAGGAACAAGGCAACCTGATTAAAAAAGCAATATTAAAAAACCAATATTTATAAGATATGGCAAAAGTAGATTTACTTAGAAAATTGATAAGAGAAGAGGTGGTTAAAGCCATCCGTCAAGAAATGCCCTCCATTATCAAGGAGATCGCATCCTCTAACTTAGTAAAGCCGGTTATAAAAGAATCAATAGCTGCTAAAAAAGCTGTCCCATTGACTCTAAACACACAACCGGTTAAACCCAAACCAAACTTTGCACCAAACAATCCTTTGGCTAGTCTATTAAACGAGACTGCAGTTGGAATGGCCGAAGGAGACGACGAATTTGTGTCTTACAGCACTGATAACTTAATGGAAGGCACGGGAATGGCAGATCCAATGGAACTTTTTCAACCAAAGCAAGTCGCTGTTGGAGACGTTAACGGAATGTTAGCAACTGCAAGACCAAGCTCAGATCCAAGCATGGTACAAATAAACGAAGTGCCTGATTTTTCAGCGTTAATGAATAAAATGTTGGCTAAAGGACAAATCTAATGGCATATAACATTAAAAAAATATCGCCCCTTGATTTGAAGCCTTCTACTGGGATAGGTGTAAAAATACCTTTTGAAACTCCAGCCGCTTTTCAATCTGTATACACAACGAAAGAGCAGTTAAAGTATAATATAATTAACTTTCTTTTAACCGATCCTAGAGAAAGGCCCTTTAATCCTAATTTTGGAGCAGGATTAAGATCAAAGCTGTTCGAACAAATAGAGAGTTCTACGGCAGACGATATTAAAACTTCTTTAATGAGTCAATTAGAGAGCGCTTTTTCAGCAATTAATGTTACACAATTGGACGTTATAGGCCAACCTGATACAAATTCTATAAACATAAAATTTAGTTATAACATAAAAAACACTAGAGAAAACGACGATGTGTTATTGACAATACAAAACATGTAAAGATGCCAAACAGTACTGATGTAAAATATTTAAACAAAGATTTTAGTTCGTTCAAATCGGACTTGATAGAATACGCAAAATCTTACTATCCAACTGTGTACAATGACTTTAGTCAGGCTTCTCCTGGTTCTATGTTTATTGAAATGGCTTCTTATGTAGGTGATGTACTATCTTTCTATTTAGACAATCAATTACAGGAGACCTTCTTACAATATGCAAAACAAAAAGGTAACTTGTATTCTTTGGCTTATATGTTAGGATACAGACCGAAAACTACTTCTGCTGCAATAGTTGATTTAGATGTGTACCAACAAATTCCTTCTATTAATTCTGCTGGAGATATCATTCCTGATTTTGTATACGCTTCTACTATAAGTTCTGGAATGCAAGTTAGATCTAATATAGATAACTCTATTTTCTTCTACGTTCCTAACAAAGTAGATTTTACGATGTCTTCATCTTTAGATCCTACTACAGTAACTACGTATACCGTGGATTCTTACGGAGTTCCAACAAGCTTCTTATTAAAAAAATCAACACAAGCAATATCAGGTCAAGTTAAAACTCAAAACTTTACTTTCGGATCTGCTCAAAGATTCAACACTATAAATTTACAGGATTCTAATATCATCACAATATTAAAAGTACAAGACTCTGATGGTAATTTATGGTACGAAGTTCCTTATCTAGCGCAAGACTATATTCTTGATCCAGTACAAAATACAGCCGCAAACTATCCTGACTTTTATCAAACTGCGAATCAAGTTCCTTACATGATTCAGAAGGTAACCGTTCCAAGAAGATTTACAACAAGAGTTCAAACAGACGGGTCTTTAAATCTAGAATTTGGTGCAGGAATTAATTCAGTTGCAGATACTAGCGTAAT